TCGGCCCACCCTCGATCGGAAAGAGTCACATCGCGACACAGATTGCTCGTTCCACTCAAAAGATGGGAGGCATCGTTGTGTACATCGACACTGAGAATGCAACGTCTGTTGAGAATCTTGGTGCACTCGGAGTAGACGTATCAAAGCGATTTGTCTATGTCGATACACACTGCACTGAGGAGGTGTTTGACGTTGCTGAGAAGACGATTGTCAAGGCGAAGGCGATGCAGAAAGACGTTCCGATCACAATCATCTGGGACTCAGTCGCAGCTTCGTCTCCAAAGGCTGAGCTCCTTGGAGACTACGACAAGGAGAGCATCGGACTTCAGGCCCGAGCGATCTCAAAGGGTATGCGCAAGATCACGGGTGTCATTGGCGATCAGTCAGTTCTCATGGTCTGTCTAAATCAGACGCGTACAAAGATTGGTGTCCTTCACGGAGATCCAACGACTGTACCAGGAGGAATGGCTATCCCGTTCCACGCGTCAGTCCGAATCAAGCTAGGTGCAGGTCAGCAGATTCAGAACAAGAACGGCGATATTATCGGCATCAACGTCTCAGCGAAGACTGTCAAGAACAAGGTCGCACCTCCCTTCCGAATGGCTAATTTCCAGATTCATTTTGGAAAGGGAATTGTGGAGCACGAGGAGGTCTTTGACGTACTTCGAGATGCAGGTGAGAGAACCATCGACGGAAAGGTCGTCTGTGTCGAGGGCGCAACAGCCTGGAAGACATTCTCAGTCAAAGATCTTGACGGGAAGGTAATCATTGAAAAGAAGTTCCACAAGGCAGAGTTCAATGAGCTGCTAGAGAACCCAGATTACAAGACATACCTTGAATCTCTGATTGATGTCGTTCTGACCCGAACAGGAGAAGAGATCGCAGGATCTGATGATCCTGAGGAGACAGCAGACGAATGAAAGGAGAGGCGTCGATCTTAATGGTCGATGCTCTCAACCTTTTTACTCGTCACTTCGTTGCACACCCAGCAATGGGTGTGAACGGTAATCACCTGGGTGGTGTTGTCGGGTTTTTAGGAGAGCTTCGATCTCTTAGCACAAGATTTAGACCCAAGCGGATCTATGTCGTCTGGGAAAGCGGAGGATCTGCAAGCAGACGTTCCCTCTATCCAGGCTATAAGTCTCACCGAAGACCAGAGAAACTAAACAGGTATTACGAGGATGACATTCCTCAGACTGTGTCTGATCGCAATAGCCAGATTGTCGCAATAGTGAAGCTGCTAAATCACCTGCCTATCGTACAGATGTATGGGCAGGATTGTGAAGCAGACGACGTTATTGCGTACATCTGTCGCTATATGCACCCGGAATGTCTGCATATCATCTTGTCTGCTGACAAAGATTACTATCAACTCATCCGTGATAACTCAATCATCTACTCGCCGACATGGAAGAAGATCGTGGACACGGATGAGGTGATATCCAAATTTAGCATACATCCGAATAACTTTGCACTCGCAAAGTCTGTCTGCGGAGATGACTCAGACAACATTCCTGGCGTCCAGGGCGTTGGATTCAAGACACTGGCAAAGAGATTTCCAGAGCTAGGTGCTCCCGGAGATGTGCTGGTTGATGATTTCATCTCTTTGTCAGACCAGCGAAGGACTGGCAAGGTGAAGATCTTTGACTCGATCTGCGAATCAGAGGATCTAATCAGGCGAAACTGGAAGCTTGTCTACCTTGATTCATCCTCGATACCTCCGCAACAGATCGAAAAGATTAAGTTTACGAATGAAAAATGGGCCCCTCGGCGTGATAAGATAGGATTCATGCGGGAAGCACAATCAATTGGAATTAGAAATTTTGACATTGACAACATGTTCTATTCAATGAATCACATTGGTGCCGAATGAGCGAAGCATTTTTTAGCCACTATGGCAAGCAGTTTCAGGAAAAGATCTTTCAGGCATTCCTGACTGATCGATCCTGGGCAATGCAGATGATTGAGATCATGACTCCCGAGTACTTTGATCTCAAATACCTGCAGTATCTCTGCAAGTCTTACTTCTCTTATCACCAGAAGTACAAGGACTTTCCTACACTTCCCTTGCTTGTCACGATCATCAAGGATGATCTGCGGGAAGGAAAGGACACGATCCTCCGGGATCAGATCATTGACTTCTTACAGCGAGTCAGAACCAATCCAAACATTGGCGATCTGCAGTATGTCAAGGATAAGTCTCTTGATTTCTGCAAGAAGCAGGCGATGAAAGAGGCCCTTGAGAAGGCTGTTGAGATGATCGCAACTGATAATCTTGACTCTGTTGTCGGGCTGATGAAAGATGCTCTGGCCGCCGGAACTCCTGCATCCGTCGGACATGACTTCTTCGAGGACATCGAGGCAAGATTTGTTAGAACACGTAGACAGGTATGCCCGACTGGATTGCTTCAGATCGATGCGCCTGACATTCTGAATGGTGGTCTTGGAAGAGGAGAGCTCGGAGTTGTCGTTGCACCGACCGGGGTTGGAAAGTCTCACTTCCTGGTCCAGATGGGTGCAGAAGCTTTGCGAGTCGGCAAGAATGTGGTGCATTACACCTTTGAGCTCACAGAGTCCGCAGTCGGACTTCGATATGATTCTAACCTCTGCAGCATTCCAAGCAATGAAGTGATCGATCGCAAGCAAGAGGTGCTTGACTTCTACAAGGATACGCAACTCGGAAGGCTTATTATTAAGGAGTATCCTACTGGTACTCCGTCAGTTCAGACTCTGCGTAATCATATAGAAAAGCTTCTTCTCAAGGGATTTGTACCGAGTGTTGTGATCATTGACTATGCAGATATCATGAAGTCATCTAGGAGCTTTGATTCTCTACGACATGAGCTAAAGCTTGTCTATGAAGAGCTTCGAAACATGTCCATGGAGATGAGCATTCCAATCTGGACTGCATCACAGGCAAATCGAGACGCCTCTAACGCAGACATCGTCGGTCTCGAAAACATGTCTGAAGCATATGGCAAAGCGATGGTTGCTGACGTTGTTCTTTCCATCTCTCGAAAGCCAAATGAAAAATCAACCGGTACTGGTCGCATCTTTGTTGCCAAGAATCGAGCAGGCCGTGACGGAATGTTGTTTCCCATGCAGATAGATACTTCCATGTCAAAGTTCACGCTGCTCAACGCGGATGAGATGTCACTCAACGACGTGGTTAAGGCAGATGGAACATCAATGAAAACTCTTCTTAAAGAGAAGTGGAAAGAGATTAACGGTAAGTAGTTCGGGTATAATGATTCCCAAGGAGCTGTAAATGTCTGAGTCAGTCAAAGATCGGGCCCTTCGAGAGACAAACGAGTACTTCGAAGGTGATGAGCTAGCACCCGATGTTTTTATGAAATACGCTCTAAGGGATGGTGATCATCTTTTAGAAACAAACCCTGACATGATGCACCGTCGTCTTGCAAGCGAGTTTGCAAGAATTGAGGCAAAGTATCCAAATCCGATGAGCGAGGAAGAAATTTACAGCCTGCTCAAGAACTTTGCTGATGTAGTTCCGCAGGGGTCACCGATGTCAGGAATCGGAAATCCACATCAGCTGCAGTCTCTCTCAAACTGCTTTGTGGTTGACCAGCCCCATGATAGCTACGCAGGTATTCTCTTCACAGATCAGGAGCAGGTCCAGATCATGAAGCGGCGCGGAGGGGTCGGGTTTGACATCTCAACCATACGCCCGAAGGGGCAGCCTACGTCCAATGCTGCTCGGACCACGGACGGTATTGGTGTTTTCATGGAGAGGTTCTCCAATTCCACGCGCGAGGTGGCGCAGGGTGGACGTCGTGGCGCACTCATGCTCACCATTGACTGTCGCCACCCGGAGATCGAGACATTCATCGACATCAAGCGCGACCTGAAGAAGGTCACAGGTGCCAACATCTCGATCCGGTTCACCGACGAATTCATGCAGGCGGTCGAGAGCAACGTTGGCTTCTGCCTTCGGTGGCCAGTCGAGGCTCACCCAGAAGACGCTGAAATTGTGAAGATGATCGACGCGAAGCAGGTATGGGACAAGTTCGTCGATGCTGCTTGGGCCTCTGCAGAACCCGGTGCCCTCTTTTGGGATACAGTGGTCAATCATGGTATCGTCGATTGCTACCGCGATGTCGGTTACAAGACAATCTCCACGAACCCTTGCGGTGAGATTCCCCTCAGTCCATACGATTCATGTCGTCTCATGGTCGTCAATCTCACTTCTTTCGTGAAGGATCCCTTCACTGATAATGCTCGTTTTGACTTCGATCGTTTCAACACAGTCGTGATGAAGGCGCAGCGGCTGATGGATGACCTTGTCGATCTTGAAGTTGAGTGCGTTGATCGCATTCTTGAGAAGATTGAGAAAGATCCACAGCCAAAGCATGTGAAGCAGATCGAGCGGGACTTGTGGGAAAAGATTCGAGCTGCAGGGACTAACGGTCGTCGCACAGGCCTCGGAGTGACAGGGCTTGGAGATGCAATCGCGGCTCTCAATGCACGCTATGGTGATAACTGTTCCATCGACATCACCAGAGAGATCTATAAGGCGCTCGCAGTTGGTGCTCACCGATCCTCTCTCATCATGGCGAAAGAGCGCGGAGCATTCCCTGTGTGGGACTACGAGAAGGAGAAGGACCACGTCTACCTGAAGAAGGTGATCACCTCTTGCAATGGTGATTACACCAAGATGTGGAAGGAAACAGGTCGTCGTAACATCGCCCTCACCACCACCGCTCCGGTCGGTTCTGTCTCTTGTCTTACCCGTACGACATCCGGCATCGAGCCCGCCTTCCTCCTCTCCTACAAGCGCCGCCGCAAGATCACGCAGGGCGACCTCACATCCAGAGTTGACTTCGTGGATCCCTTGGGAGACAAGTGGCAGGAGTACACGGTCTATCACCACTGGTTCAAGAAGTGGATGGACGTCACAGGCAAGACTGACCCGAAGGAGAGCCCATACTGGGGCGGAACTGCCAATGACATCGACTGGATGAAGTCCGTAGAGATCCAGGCAGTTGCGCAGGAGTGGATCGATCACTCGATCTCCAAGACCTGCAACCTCCCGAACTCTGCGACTCGTGAGACAGTCAACGATGTCTACCTTCAGGCGTGGAAGTCCGGTTGCAAGGGGTTCACGGTATACAGGGACGGATGTCGAACAGGAGTTCTTGTAGCTGCTGATGAGCCAAAGAAGGAGAAGAAGCCGGAAGACGGCAGGCTTATTCCAAAGCGTTCAAAGTCATTGCCGTGCGATATTCACCGTGCCAATGTTAGGAACGGAGATATCTCTGAATCCTGGCTTGTTCTTGTAGGGCTCAACGACGGAAAGCCTTACGAGGTATTCTGCGGGATTCCTGAGAATATTGAAATCCCAAAGAAGTACAAGTCAGGCATGCTCATAAAGAACGGGAAGCGTGACGGAATAACAACGTACAATCTTCATGTTCCTGTTGGAGATGATGAAAATCTTGTTTTCAAGGACATCATCAACCTCTTCAATAATCCAACACAAGGCGCTTTTTCTCGGACTGTATCTCTTGCTCTACGCCATGAGGTTCCTCTTCATTACGTTGTTGAGCAGCTACAGAAGGACAAGAGCAGCGACATGTTCTCCTTTGCTCGGGTCATTGCCCGGGTTCTAAAGGGTTACATCAAGGATGGAACAGCATCCTCAGAGAAAGGCTGTCCGCAATGTGGAAATACCGAGCTCGTGTACCAGGAAGGATGCCTTTCTTGCAAGAATTGCTCATACTCCAAGTGCGGGTAGGATAAAACAGCCACACACGTGGTATCTTTGTATCCATGAACATAATCACGTGTGTGTCTCCCCTCGTCAAGGAAATTGAGCTTCGATCCAGCCCTGTTGTAATTCGGGTCAATAAGTTCGATGAAGACTCCGCCAAGGAATTTGCACAGCAGATGTCCTTGGCACAGTCAACAGGTCAGCCTGTCATTCCAATCATCATTGATTCTTATGGCGGCCA